CACTCTTGCGGAGTGGTGCAAGAAGCATAAAGAGTTTTCCGTAGCCTTTAAAAGGGCAAAAGAACTTCAGGAGAGTGTTTTGGTTACTAATGGACTTAAAAACTTATATAGTTCGGCATTTGCAATCTTTACCGCTAAAAACATATTGAGTTGGAGAGATAAAACTGAAACAGATATTACTTCGCAAGGAAAACAAGTCGTGGGCTTCAACTTCATAGTACCAAAAGAAGATGGAAAAGATAACGCCTAACATCAAGCCAGAGCCAAAACAGTATAAGGCTTATCAAAAACTTTGGGATAACATAACCTCATTTATCTTTTTTGGTGGGGGTGCAGGTGGTGGAAAGTCTTGGCTTGGTGCTGAATGGTTACTCCAGAATTGCTATCGTTACCCCGGAACAAAGTGGTTTATTGGTAGAAATGAGTTGACTCGTTTAATGGGATCTTCTTTTACTACATTCCAAAAGGTTTGTGTGTTTCATAACATACCCAAAGAAGACTGGAGTTTAAATGGTCAGTACCACTACATACAGTTCAAGAATGGCTCTAGAATCGATTTGGTGGACTTAAAATTCCTTCCAAGTGACCCAATGTACCAAAAACTAGGCTCACTTGAGTATACTGGAGGCTGGATTGAAGAAGGTGGAGAAGTTCACTTCTTGGCATTTGATGTTCTTAAAACGCGTGTAGGAAGGTGGGCTAATACCGAAAATAACTTATTCCCCGCCAAGATTTTGATTACATGTAACCCTGCACAGAACTGGATTTATAGAATAGCTTACAAACCTTGGAAGAATAATAGCCTTCCCCCAGAGTATGCTTTTATTCGAGCCTTATATAGTGACAATAGCTACACCCGCGAGCAATACGAGAAACAATTAAATTCAGTTACCGACAATGTGACCAGAGCCAGACTTCGTGACGGCCTTTGGGAATATATGGCCGGAGACAATGCTTTAACTAATTATGATGCGGTAAGCGATTTGTTCACTAATACCCCAGAAGAATCAACTGAAAAATACGCCAGTGCAGATGTGGCGAGGTTTGGAAGTGATCAAACTGTTGTGGGAGCATGGAAAGGATTCGAACTTGATGAAATCATTTCAAAGACCCATAGAGGAATTGACCAGACCTCTCAGGACTTGAAGGAATTGCTAGGCCGTAGATCTATACCATACAGTCATGCAATAGTTGATGAGGATGGAGTTGGTGGTGGTGTGGTTGATGTTACGACAGGGGTCAAGGGATTCGTAGGCAACAGTTCGGCACTTAGAACCAAAGAAGAGGTTAGTGATGACAAACCAAAACAAAACTTTGCTAATTTAAGATCTCAATGTGGTTTTATGTTGGCAGATGCTATCAATAATCATAAAATTGCTATAACGGCAAAAATAAGCGAAAAAGAAAAAGAAATGATAATTGAGGATCTTCTTCATTTATTAAAGAGAAAAGAAACACCCAACGAGTCGGCACTTGGGTTAATTTCAAAAGAAGAAATCAAAGAAAATCTTGGTAGATCACCGGATTATGGAGATATGATGTCAATGAGAATGTATTTTGAGCTTGATAAGCCCGTCAAGTTTATTATGAATACTGATGCAGGAGGGGTCAAACCTTATCTTCCCGGCACTTTGGCTTAATACTTGCCTTCCAATAGAACCGCAGTCTATTCTTTATATATATGGCCGAAGAATTAGAGATCACATTACCAAATCCAGAGCTTCAAATGCTTAGGAATAATAAAATATCAGGATTCAATTACCGAGAGAGAAGGCATGCCGATTGGACTGAAAATTATACTTTGTATAGAGATAGGGTTATTGTTAATCGTTTAATTCAAAGACAGTCAGTCAACCTTCCTTTAATGAAACAATCGATCAGAACTCTTCTTAAAGATGTAGATGATATGCCAGTTATATTCTTTGAAAACCTAGACAACGATAAACAAGCCCAACTTAACAAAAACGCCTATTGGGAAGAGACAGTCAGAGTCAACAATATGGAAATTCAAGACATTGTTGATAAAAAGCAGGTATTCTTTTTTGGTAGAAGCTTCGATCAGTGGCAAATAGTTAATGGTAAGGTAAAAATGACAGTCGAAGACCCAATGGATATGTTAGTTGATAGATATGGAGATCCAACTGATATTGATTCCTATAGAAATTTAATCCATACCCATATATTCAAACCATTAAAGGTTGTTGAAGCTGATCCTTCATATAATAAGGAAGAAATACAAAAACTGAAAGAATTCCACGCAACAGAAGCCGGACTGATTAAAAACAAAACAAATACTCAATCTTTAATTGATAAAAACCAAAAAATGGCGGATATGGGTCTTTCTGATGTAGATGCTCCAATTTTAGGTGAGACATATGTTGAGTTATCTTTACATTTTGTCATGCGAAAAGAAGAGGGAGATAAAGAAGAACAAATTTATCTTTATGTAGAAGCTGATGATATGGCAATCTTATTCAAAGACACCCTTGAGAACGTCATTGGGGTTACTAAAGACCACTTCTGGAGAGATCACTACCCATATTGTACTTGGGCTGATGATGTTGAACGCCAAGACTTCTGGAGTGATGCAGTTGCAGACATTATAAGACCTGTAAACAAAGTTCTTAACGCTTGGTTTAGCCAACTTGTTGAAAACAGAACGCTTAGAAACTTTGGTATGCACTATTATGATTCAACCAAAACCGCAGATGGATTCATGCCTCAATCTTTTGTACCTCAATCTTGGGGATGGTATGGAGTTCCGGGCAAACCAAGTGAAGTTTTACAGAAAGTAGATATTCCAGATCTTTCAGAGTCCCTTGATGAAATGGCCTTTGTGGTTACTATGATAGAAAAAGCGACCGGTGCAACAGCAACACAGCAAGGAGTCGAAACTAAGAATCAAGTCACTCTAGGTGAGGTTAAATTGGCTCTGGGTGAAGCCAAAGAAAGAATCAAGGGAATGTCTAAGTTCTATACCAAAGCATGGGAAAGAAGAGGACTATTATTCTCAAAGCTTATAGAAGCATCCCCAGAGAAGCTTGATCCAGTTATGATCTTTAAAAAGGGTCTACAGACAAGCAATATCCACAAAAAAGAAATAACACCTAAAGATTGGCTTACTGAAAATGGAGACAGGTGTAAGGTTTGGAGTCGTGAAGAAAAAATAATGAAAGATACCGATTCATTGCAAAAATTGGCAGTAGTTAAGGTTGAAATGATGGATAATCCTAAGTTTGGAGAGATATATAAAAGAAAATTATTAGAATTCGCAGATTTGAGTCCGGACGAAACAAACGAGATTATGTCATATGAAGAGAGAAAGAATGAATATATGATGAGCAGTGTGGGTAATGGAATGGTGGGTCAGACCACTCCTCCT